GAGATCGGATCCGCTCTTAAGTTGACCGAGAAACTGTCTGCCAAAGCAAAGGCAGAATTCATCAGCACCAGTGCTAAGAATGACTGGAAGGTCGAAGTTGGTACTAAGTATAAGTTCTGATGGACTTTAAAAAGAACCTGACATGCTGTGCCACAAGTCCTATATGCCACTTCGTAGCTCTGTGTGTCGGGGTCTTGGCGGTGATTGAACTGGTACACACTCACGCTCACTACACTATGAGTACAGATACAAACAGTTATGTGCGTAACTTCTGCAAAAAGAATCTTGAAAAGTGTGAGCGTATAATCTCCGATTTAAATTGATATATAGTATACAATCGAAGAGACTCCCACGGGGGTCTCTTTTTGTTTGGAGTTATCTATGAATGTATACCTAAATTTAACCAAAGCAAATTATGATGGTGAGTCGGATCTCTTGACAGTGGAGGTACCAGCAGCTTATACTGATGAATTACTAAGACTAGTCAGACCTATTGCCGAATCTACAGGCACATCTTCAGAAAAATTACTGAAAGATGTAATCAAAGAATCAATTTTAGAAATCGAAAGGAGACACTATGAGCGTAAGAGTCGTAAGACTAAGAAGCGGTGAGGATGTTATCGCAGATCTATATGAAGTTACAACTAAAGAAAACCCAGATGATGTAATTGGATTTCAATTGAATTGTCCATATCGTGTTTGGGTTGCTGCTGGTATGGACATCGAAAGTGATGGTGAGATTCATAAACTCACATCCCCTGAGATTTCTTTTGAGCCATGGATGCCATTACTTAATGGTAGAGCGGTAATTTTAAAACTGGATGAAGTCATCAGTGCATATGAGACCTTCTCAGAGGTCTTGGACAAGTACAATCAAATCGTGGAGGCAACAAGTGGTAAAGATACTACTACTGAAGAACGGGAGTCTGAGTGACTACCTGATCGGTAAGGTCACTGAATTGGATGAGGAGCCAGCAATCCTTGTTGAGGGTTGCTACAAGATCATTGATGGAGTCTTGGAGGAGTATCCCAAATATTCCTCTCAGAGGGATCTCTTCTTGACAAGTGAGTCAGTTTTTACTATAGTGGATCCGAGCACGCAGATCCTTGGGGAGTATCAAAAGGTTGATGGCAAGTAGTTTCTACACCAATATCCAACTAGCAGGCAATACAATACTTTATCGTGGGTATGAGAATGGGCAGCAGATCCAATCTCGTACCCACTTTTCGCCTACGTTGTTTGTTACATCCAATAAGGGTGAGAAGTATAAAACTCTGGATGGGGAGAATGTAAAACCTGTTAAGTTTGAATCTCCTAAAGATGCTCGTGAATTCATCGCTAAGTATGAAGACGTGCATGGATTCAATGTGTATGGATATGAGAGATTCGTATACCAATTCATTTCTCAGGAATTCCCTGGTGAGATTGACTATGACATGAAGCAGATGAAGATCTTCTCCATGGACATTGAGGTGGCATGTGAGAATGGTTTCCCTGATGTGTCTTCAGCAGCAGAGGAGATGCTGTGTATCACAGTCAAGGATATGAATACGAAGGAGATCTTTGTGTGGGGCACTAGGGAGTTTAATGCTCCCAAGGGTGTCAAATTCAATGTCTTCTGGACTGAGCAGGAGATGCTCAGTGCTTTTGTAAACTGGTGGACAGAAAACACTCCTGATATTTTGACTGGGTGGAATGTCAACCTGTATGACGTGCCGTACATTTGCCGCCGAGTCAATCGTGTATTGGGCGAGAAGTGGATGAAGAGTCTTTCTCCATGGAATCGTGCCAATGAGCGAGAGATCAACATCCAAGGGCGTATAAACATCGCATACGATCTTCCTGGTATCAACATCCTGGACTACCTAGATCTGTATAAGAAGTTTACTTATACCAACCAGGAGTCCTATCGACTGGATCATATTGCTCATGTTGAGTTGGGTCAGCGTAAGTTGGACCACAGTGAGTATGAAAACTTCAAAGACTTCTATACTCGTGACTGGCAGAAGTTTGTTGAGTACAACATTCAGGACGTTGAGTTGATCGACCGTCTAGAAGATAAGATGAAACTCATTGAGTTGGCAGTTACCATGGCATACGATGCTAAGGTGAATATGGAAGACGTTTATAGTCAGGTCCGTATGTGGGACACTATGATCTATAATTACCTTAAGGATCGTGATATTGTAGTACCACCCCGCCGAGGATCTAAGAAAGATGAAAAGTATGCTGGTGCGTATGTTAAAGAACCTGTGCCTGGACTTTATGACTGGGTGGTCTCTTTTGACCTTAACTCCCTATACCCTCACCTCATTATGCAATACAACATCTCGCCAGAGACGTTGGTTGAAACCAGACATCCCACTGCAACGGTAGATAAACTGTTGCGCCAGGAGATATCTATCGATGGGGAATACTGTGTTTGTGCTAATGGTGCTCAGTATCGTAAGGACATCCACGGTTTCCTTCCTGAAATAATGCAAAAGATTTACGATGAAAGGACCATTTACAAGAAACGAATGCTTGCCGCTAAGCAAGATATCGAGAATGCCAAGACACCTGCAGAGACCGCATCACTACAAAAAGATGTGTCTAAATTCAACAACATCCAAATGGCAAGGAAGATCCAACTCAACTCTGCCTATGGTGCAATCGGCAACCAATACTTCAGGTATTACAACCTGGCAAACGCTGAGGCGATTACTCTCTCGGGTCAAGTCTCGATTCGTTGGATCGAAAACAAAATCAATGGATACCTAAATAAACTTTTGTCAACGGAAGAAGTCGATTATGTTATCGCATCTGACACCGACAGCATCTATCTTAACCTTGGACCTCTTGTTACTAAATTCTTTAGTAATCGGTCTGGTAATAAAGCAGCAATTGTTTCCATATTGGACAAGATCTGCCAAGAAAAACTGGAGCCTTTTATTGAATGTGCGTATGAGGAGCTTGCGACGTACGTTTCGGCATATGACCAAAAAATGAAAATGAAGCGTGAGAATATCGCAGACAAAGGTATCTGGACTGCCAAGAAGCGATACATTCTCAACGTATGGGATAGTGAGGGTGTGCGATATGCACAACCAAAACTGAAGATGATGGGTATTGAAGCAGTCAAGTCTTCCACACCTGCACCATGTAGGTCTAAAATTAAAGAGGCACTTAATGTTATTATGAATGCCGATGAGGATGCTGCTCAGCAATTCATTGCTGAATTCAGAGATCACTTCAAAGAGTTGCCAATCGAAGACATATCATTTCCTCGTGGTTGCAACAATCTAAATAAGTGGTCCAACCCTGCTACGGTGTATACCAAGGGCACTCCGATTCATGTTAGAGGTGCGTTGCTATACAACTTTCATATCAAGAAAAACAAACTGACTCACAAGTATCCCTTGATTCAGGATGGTGAGAAGATTAAGTTTGTCTATCTTAAGACACCAAACAAGATCAATGAGAATGTTATCTCGTACTTCCAGACATTCCCAACCGAGTTGGGACTTGACAGACAGGTGGACTATGACTTACAATTTGAAAAGTCATTCCTAGAACCCCTGAAAGTTATCATGGACGCAATTGGTTGGAAACCAGAAAAAATCGCTACACTAGAATTTCTATTCGGATGAAAACAAAGTACACTGTTACCTATCAAAAGGCATTTGGTTTCTCTGTCCGTGAAGAGAAGCAATTTAGTAGCTTTGAGGATGCCCAGTGGTTTGCTCGTGCCATGAAACGAGCACAATATATTACAACTATTTTGGAGGAGAAGGAGTGAATTTCTTACAGGATGTAGTTAAGGAGATTGGCAATGAGTATGCTAGCCTTGTTAGTGATGGAGTGGCAGCAGGTGATACTTCTGGTTACATTGATACTGGTAGTTACATTTTCAATGCTCTGGTTAGTGGTTCCATATTTGGTGGAGTCCCTGGAAACAAGATCACTGCTATCGCGGGTGAGTCTTCTACTGGCAAGACTTTCTTTTGCCTTGGGGTTGTCCAGCATTTTCTTGAGTCTAACCCCGATGCTGGGGTAATCTACTTTGAGTCTGAGTCTGCTATCTCCAGAGAGATGATCATCGATCGTGGTATTGATGCCTCTCGTATGATGATTGTACCTGTCTCTACCATTGAAGAGTTTCGCACACAGTCTTGTCGAATCCTTGACAAGTATATGGAGCAGGATAAAGATAAGCGTCAACCCATGATGTTTGTCCTAGACTCTCTTGGTATGCTCTCTACCGAGAAGGAGATTACTGACGTTGCTAATGATAAGCAAGTCAGAGATATGACTAAGAGTCAGTTGATCAAGGGTGCATTCCGTGTGCTGACCCTTAAGTTGGGTAAAGCAAATGTGCCTATGCTAGTTACCAACCATACATATGATGTGATTGGATCTTACGTTCCTACAAAGGAAATGGGTGGAGGAAGTGGTCTGAAGTATGCATCTTCTACCATCATCTATCTCTCTAAGAAGAAGGAGAAAGACGGTAAAGAAGTAGTGGGCAATATCATTAAATGTAAAGCACACAAGTCACGACTCACCAAGGAGAATAGCGAAGTTGAAACCCGTCTTTATTACGACCGTGGACTGGACAGGTATTATGGACTACTGGAGTTGGGTGAGAAGCACGGAGTCTTCGAACGCAGGGGTAATCGGATTGTTGTTGGGGAATCTACCGTTTATCCTTCTGTTATTCTTGCCGATCCTGAGAAGTACTTCACGCCCGAAATAATGCAGGCACTTGACGAAGCATCTGCACTGGAGTTTAAGTATGGCAACTGAGTTAAAAGATTATATCAAAACTTATGATGCTGTAATCTCAAGACCTGAGTGCCTTGAGATTATCAAAGCATTTGATCGTGCCATTGAGCACCAACAGTTTATTGATTCGGATAAGCGTCCATCATTTACCCAGTTAAACATCACTCAAAGATATAAAGCACAGCAAGATCCTTTTGTTGGTATTCAAGAGAAACTGCAAAAGGTCTTTGTTGATTATGTGTCAATGTATATGAGGCAGTTGGATGTCGCTGCAGACTTCCCTGACAAGTATGCTTTTGAGGAGTTTCGGATTAAAAAATACAACGCAAACTATGATGAGTTTAGAGATCATGTTGACGTTGGAGACTATAACTCTGCCAGGAGATTCTTGGTGGGGTTTATTTATTTGAATGACGTACCTCAAGGTGCAGGAGGAGAAACAGATTTTCCTAAATTGGGGTTGAAAGTTCGTCCGATTGCGGGTAGAATGCTAATCTTCCCCCCGACTTGGCAATACCGTCACGCTGGTCGTATGGTCTTGTCGGGCAAAAAGTACATCCTTGGATCTTATCTACACTACCTATGAGCATTGAGAATACAATTCTGAGTAATCTCATTTACAATGAGAGTTACTGCAGAAAGGTAATCCCTTTCATTAAGGAGGATTACTTCACTGGTCAGGGCAGTAAGACTGTATTTTCTATTGTCTCTGAATATGTGAATAAGTATGATGCACTTCCTACAGCGGATGTGCTCGCTATTGAGACTGATCAAAGGACTGATCTCAATGAAACATCTTTCAAGGAAGTCAACTCCGTCATCTCGTCACTTGTTAAAGAGAAGTCGGACCTTGAGTGGATTGTAGATACTACTGAGAAGTGGTGTCAAGAACGTGCTATCTATTTGGCACTGATGGAGTCTGTGAAGATTGCTGACGGTCAAGATAAGATGAAGGATAAGGGTGCAATCCCATCTATTCTTTCTGATGCATTGTCAGTTTGTTTTGATAGTCATGTGGGTCATGACTATATCGATGACGCAGAATTACGCTATGAGTATTATCACAGAGAAGAAGAGAAGATTCCGTTTGATTTGGAATTCTTTAACAAGATCACGAAGGGTGGTCTACCGACTAAGACTCTTAATATCGCTCTCGCTGGGACTGGCGTTGGTAAGTCGCTCTTTATGTGTCATGTCGCTGCATCATGTTTATTGCAGGGTAAGAATGTATTGTACATCACGATGGAGATGGCGGAGGAAAGAATCGCTGAGCGAATCGATGCAAACCTCCTCAACATAAACATCAAAGATCTCTCAGGTCTTCCGAAGGTTATGTTTGAAAACAAAGTTAATCGTCTTGCAAGTAAGACTAATGGGAAGCTAATTATTAAGGAGTATCCTACGGCATCTGCTCATGTGGGTCATTTTAGGTCTTTGCTTTCTGATCTGTCTCTTAAGCGGAGCTTTAGACCTGATATTATCTTTGTGGATTATCTCAATATTTGTGCATCGCAGAGATTCAAAGGGTCAGTTGTTAACTCCTATACTTACGTCAAAGCAATCGCAGAAGAGTTACGCGGACTTGCTGTTGAGCATGATGTGCCTATCGTATCTGCTACACAAACCACCCGTTCTGGCTATGGGAGCTCTGATGTTGACCTTACTGATACTAGTGAATCCTTTGGTCTCCCTGCTACTGCTGATCTTATGTTTGCCCTTATTAGCACCGAGGAGTTGGAGGGTATGAATCAGATCATGGTGAAGCAACTAAAGAATCGGTACAATGATCCCACTACAAACAAACGATTCTGTGTGGGTATTGACAGGGCGAAGATGAAGTTGTATGATGTAGAGCAATCCGCTCAAAAGGATTTGGTTGATTCTGGTCAGGATCATGGAGATGAAGAGGAGAGAATCGACCTCGTAAAACGATTCACAAACAAGAAAACATTTGCTGCACTTAAGTATGATTGATCCTAAGAAGTATGTCGAATTCGTTGATGCCGTCACGTCAAAAGAAAGTAAGGACTATTCTCATTTTGCCGCCCGTCTCTTTGAGCTTGAAAGGGAAGGATTTCATACCGAGCGACTGCTTACTGCTGCTGTAGGTATGTCTGCTGAGGCAGGTGAGTTTACTGAGGTTGTGAAGAAGATTATCTTCCAAGGAAAACCTGTGAATGAAGATAACCTGTTTCACTTGAAGCGTGAGTTGGGTGACATTATGTGGTATGTTGCTCAAGCATGTATGGGTTTGAATATTAGTCTGGATGAAGTAATTCAGATGAATATTGATAAACTCAAGTCACGTTATCCTGGTGGTGAGTTTGATGCTCATTACTCGGAGAATCGAAAGGATGGTGATGTTTAATATGTCTAATGAAAACGCTCTGTGGGAAGACATGCGTAGACTGAATGCTCTCTACGAAGAACTTTGTTGGGGGTATGATGACGAATTAGTTTTCACACATGATGGCAAACGTATCGTAATCTATAACAAGACAAGAGAAAATGCTTAGTCTCTGGATCCACCTAGTAGCATTCTTCCAAGTTGTCGTGATGAATTGTATTCAACCTGTCAACTGGAAGTACTGCTATAGGGTGGACCAGTGGTTAATACCTGATGTTGTAGAAGGATATCAGATCTGGACGGGACAGAAAAAACTCTATCAAAATGAGAAGGATTATCTAAATAGTCTTGACGATCCTATCGAGTAGATGGCAAAGTTAAGTAAAGTAGATCTAACTAAAGTCAATAGTAAAACTGGACAGTTGAAGTATTGGTGGCCATTTATTGAGATGATTCATAAGGGTGAATCATTTAAACTAGGTGCCCAAGGTGAGAAAGGTATCGTTGTCGTTGGAGGTAAGACAAAGGCAGCAACCAATAAACTGCTAGTAGATATGCGAAAGTGTATTACATCGCAGCAGGTTAAAGCATTTCTAACTAAAATTGGATATGAGCTTCCTACTAAAGGTGGTGAGTCTGTTAAGATCACCGATATGTGGAAAGAGAATGTTAAAGAGCAGAAAGAAACTGGCACTGAAGCAAAAATTGGCGGTAGAGAAACCGAAGTATTCTCTGAAGTATTAGCACAGTTTTGTTTGGCATATGCTATTCACTATGGAAAGGCAGCAAGTGTTAGTAATTGCCTTGTCCGAGAGGGTAATGTAAATAATATTGAGGAGAGTGTGTATGCTGCATGTAAGAGATACATCATCACACCCAGCACATTCAATTTAAACAACGGTACATTTAGAAAGAAACTTGCATTGTTTGCATCTCTTCCTATGGAGAAGACTGCATCTGCTAGTGCTTGGATTGATGCACAAGGCAAAGCAATGTTGAAGTTGAAGGACAAATATAAGATTGGAAAGAATGTCAAGATCTACAATGATAAGATCTTTGATGGTGGATCTTTCACAGCAAACCCGTATCTAGCCTTTGAAAAGGCAAACACTGGTGTTGGTGGAGACAAATGGAATCCTGCTGACATGTGGGTGATGTCTGGTAAAGGTGTGCAGAAACTAGTACATTTGAATCGTGTTATTAAATCCAGAAGAAAACTGAGTGTGAATGTTGCTAACAACTTCCTTATGGAGCAGTTTAAGTCTGGTGATATTATTCCAGTTTCTCTTAAGAAACCATCTGATCCTGCTCACATTGTTGTTGTCAATAGCGATGAGTTTATTGAGAGAGTTGTATTGGGTAAGACTGGTAATCCTACCATTGAGATTACAACAGACAACCGTGATATGAAGATTAACTTCACTTTAGAGACAGTACAGATTCCATCGACTAGAGGATTGAAAGGTGCTGCAGCTGCTAGAAGAAGTGGTAATGTTAATGGGAAAGTTGTGCAAGGATCTCAGAAACACATCCGCATTAAGTATCACGTTAACAACAAGAAGATTGAGTTGGAGTATACTCAGACAGGACAACCATCTTTAGCAAAGGCAAAGATGGGATCGTTGGGTAATAAAAACTTCCAATCAGTTATTAACGGTACTGTAAAGGAAGGTGTTAGAGCACTGAATAAGATTCAAGAGGGATATTCGGACATTGATATTAAAACAAATCCCTGGTTTAATGGTGCTCAGAAGATGAATGATTCTGACTATGCTCGTCTTCAGGGATATGTTTCTGAGATTTGGCAAGCAATTACTGGTGATAATGCACCAGACTTTACTAAGACAGATCTAAAAACAACGCCAAATCTTATGGATAAGGCAAGAGCAGCAGAGTTGGGACTTGCTGTTGGTGGTATTAAGAGTGATAGGATTAAGGCAAGATTGATTACATTCTTGTATGAAGCATGTGCATCAGTTGCATTTGGGTCTGGTCTTACTAAGGAAGAGCAGCAGATCCTGTCAGCATCTGGTGAGGTGGCACCTGCTAGGAAGACTCAATTCCAAGGCAGCGTCCATGTGAAGGTCTACTAACTGGCACACCCCCTGTTGCGACCCCCCTCTGCCGTGCTATAATAAGAGCATCAACAGGGGGGAAATGCCCAACAAACACCTAGAGCATCCAGAAGACGCAGTTTTCGATGGCAAGCGACAGGTTTTGCACAACCTCAAGCAGATGGTGTCTGCTCGTCGTAACATAAGTATTAAGTACGATGGTGCTCCTGCTATCGTGTTTGGCATCAATCCTGAAAACGGACGCTTCTTTGTGGGCACTAAGTCTGTCTTCAATAAAAAGAAAATCAAGATCAATTATACCCATGAAGATATCGATAGGAACCATTCTGGTAACGTTGCTGATATCCTTCGTTTGTGTCTACGTTATCTTCCCCGTACTCCTGGTATTAATCAAGCTGATTGGATTGGCGTTGCTGGCGGTAGCGTCTATACCCCCAATACTATTACTTATCGCTTTACTGATATTCCTACTGGCAATATAATCCTTGCACCACATACCAGTTATGTACAAGTTTCTCCAGATGCTGTCGGTAAGTGTGGGCTTGCTCTGCCTTCTACAGAGAGTTGCCATTTCATCAACACCCGCAACGCCCGCACCTCAGGATTCAATTACCTCGATCTCTCTGCAAGGATCTTACGCCACTTACCTTTTGTAAAAGTACCTAAGGGTAAGTCACGAGATTACTTGCGTAAATATATCAACGATTATATTCGTGCTGGGGCACTTCCCACTCCCCGCGAAATGTATAATCGGTTGCCTGATAAATACAAGTGTGACGTTAATATTTCCACCTTTATTGTGTGGGATCTAATGTCAAAACTGAAACAGCGGTTACTCGACTCAATCATTGTTACTGACAATATCCAATCTTTCATCAAGGATCAACCAACCAAGCATGAAGGATTTGTTATTGTCTCTGATAACCCTCTTAAAATTGTAGATCGCCAAACCTTTAGTAAAGCAAATTTCAATCTAGATAAAAATTGGACGAATGAAGAAGTTTAGTGCTTTCCTAGCCGAGGCTAAAAAATCCCAAGCACAACAGCAAGCTAAGGCACTGGGTCTCCAGCATCTTGGTTATGGGTATTATGGTAAACCAGATGGTACGGTTACTCATAAATCTAAAGATGGACAGTTGATGCAACTGTCAAAGAAAGAAGCGGAGAAATCAATTGAGCAAAGACCCGATGAAGAAGAGCAAGCACCTGAGCAGGATGCTGCAGTGCCAGTTGCTATTACATTTGGAAGATTCAATCCTCCTACTGTCGGGCATGAAAAACTTCTTAACAAGGTAGCATCTGAAGCAAAGGGCGGCGAGTATCGTATCTATCCCAGTCAGACACAGGACGATACTAAGAATCCTTTGAGTGCCAATGAGAAAGTAGAATACATGGCACTTGCTTATCCTAAGCACGCTGAGAATATTATTAACTCATCTAAGTTACGTACTATCTTTGATGTGTTGACATCCCTGAATGAGGATGGTTATACTGAAGTCAAGATTGTCGTTGGTGGCGATCGTGTAGCAGAGTTTAACTCTCTAGCACAAAAGTATAACGGCAAACTTTATGATTTTGAAAACATTCTGGTCGTATCTGCTGGTGACAGAGACCCTGATGCTGATGACGTTTCTGGTATGTCAGCTAGTAAGATGCGTGCTGCTGCTGCAGAGGGTGATTTCGATACCTTTAAGAAAGGCATTCCTTCGGCAATGCCTTTAGCGGATAAGGAAAGACTGTTTGCGTCAGTAAGGTCTGGCATGAAACTCAATAATGAAGACTTTGATTTTGCTCAAGCATCTTATACTCTGCATGAGATTGCACCAAAGATGGATCTTGCTGGTCTGAGAGAATCGTATCTCAATAAAGAGATTTTTAGAGTTGGCACGTTTGTTGAAAATCTAAACACTGGTGTTGTTGGTAAGATTGTTAGTAGGGGCAGTAATCATGTCATCTATGTTGATGAGAATGAGACTGTATACCGAGCATGGTTAAAAGACCTCGTAGAAAGAAATATCTTGGACTTTGGTTTTGACTATACTCCTGCTGGAGAAGTCGGTACAGATGCTTTGACAGATTATATGGTCAAGCTTACCCCTGGTGAGTTCATAAAGAAGATAAATAAAAGAAGCAAACAGCAGTCCAAGGACCGATGAATTTAAGAGATCTACCTGATATGTCTGACGCACTGGCTCAAGTGCGTGCTCTTGAAGAGAAGAAAAAACTCGACGATGTTGATCACAAAGAATTAAAGGGATCACACGCAGAGCGTAAAGACGGCGACATTGATAACGACGGTGACGAAGATGAAACCGATGAGTATCTACACAATCGCCGTAAGACAATCTCTAAAGCGGTCAAGAAAGAAGAGTTTGATCACATTGCTTTCGCTGAGTCTGTAGTCCTAGAGCTTGCTGAAGAAGAAGCAATCGACGAATTGACCGATGATGAATTGGTTGATATCTTTGAGACTGCTTTGCTTGAGTTGGCAGACAGTCCTGAAGATCTGCTTGAAATGGCAGACATCTTTGAGTCGATGGAATCTGAGATGGAGTACATCTCCGAGGAAGTTGATACTGAAACTAAGAGAGAGATCGGTGGAATCAAGCGCAAGGTCGCTCATTCCAAGAAGATGGATAGAATGGTTTCTAGATCTTCTCAACTTGCTGCTCTCAAGGCAAAGAAATCAAATAACAGTGAGAGAGATGCTGGTTCTGAAGCAAGAGAGAAACTTGCTAGCAAACCAGAAGCACAAACTCGTGGTGAGCGTCTGAAGGCAGCTGCTAAAGAAGCAGGTAGCAGAGCGAAGAAAGGTCTGAAGGCTGGTATCAAGGGTGCTGCAACTGGCGCTGGTTACGTTGCTGGTGCTGCTAAGCGTCTTGATCGTGGTGTCAAGAATGCCTTTGACAGAGGTTATGATAGAGGTGCTGGTCAGTATAAGGATGATGACGGTGGTAGCTCCTCCTCCAGCAGCAAACCTGCAAGCAGACCTACCTCTAGCGGTGGCACCAGAAGTGGCAGCTCATCCAAACCCAGAGAGAAGAGTGCTCTTCGTGCAGTCGGTAGTCTGATTAAGAAGGGTGTTAAGAAGGCAGTTGGTAAAACTTCTCGCCTGATTTCTAAGGGTAGTGGTGCTCTTGCCAGACGTTTGGGCGAAGAGTTTGAAAAGATTGATCATCTGGTAGAGTCTGGTCTCTTTGAGATGACTGAGATCGAAGCAATTATCCTTGAGGGTATCCGTGATAAGGATCCCGAGAAGGGCACTGAAGAGAGAAAG